AGATACCACGTTCACCAGACTTAGAATCATACAGACGCTTCATCTCAGAAGAATAGGTATCAAAGTCAGGCTTCTCAGAGTACACAGCACTGTTGTTAGCCAATGCACGTTGACCGTTACCCAAGTACCACTCACCGTTCTTAGCGTTAGCCATGCGGTTATCAGTTACGTTACTCAGTGAGATCAGAGCAGAGCGTCTTACACCACCTACAACAACGATGTCAGCAATCTTACATACTAAGTCATGACACTCTAGTGACGTTAGCTTGCGACCTGTAGCAACTTTAAACAGATCAACAGTAAAATTAAACAGGTCTGCTAAAGGCTGTGGGCCGCTGGCTCTGCCGCCAAAGGTCTTCAGTCTAGCTCCAGCAGGACGTACCCTAGTCAAGTCACACTTAGGAATCTTACCGGCGTACAAGAGGCTGATAAGCTCTCTGAAGGCACTTGCCCAGCCTACCTTGCTGTCAGACACAACAACCGTGGAGTCAGTCTCATGGAAGCTGTCGGCCACCTCTGGTAGTTTGCTTACGTAGTCCCGCTCTACGCTGAAGCCTACTCCTGTACCACACAACAAGATATACATAAGCTCGTCAAAAGAGCGAGGGCTGTCGATAGGGAGGTAAGAGCAGTTAAACCCTGCAACATTGTCACGGTGTAAGGCTGGCCCTGCTGTCATCATGCAACGCATAGAAGGCATTACTTCCTGATCAGCGATGGCATTGAAAAGCTCTTCGGCTTCTGAAGCACCTAGTTGATTACGCTCTACAAAGAAAGAAAGATAACGGTTGACTGTCTCAGCCCACGTTTCTCTGCGTCCTTCCTCATCTAAGTAACGTGCGTATCTACTCTTGTGTATGTATTGTTGGTATTGATCCATTTTTTAAATCCTCTATGTCCTCAAGTTTTTTTATTTCTTCAAGCTTAATACTCTTAAAGTTTTTATGGTCTTTAGTAATCTTTCCTTTGCGTTTCTTATCGTACTTATCTCTACGCTCAGTTTTTCTATCTACATAGTTCTTATCCATTACTCTCTAGAATCCTTAGTAGTCTTTTCTCGTACCACTCTGCTTTCTTTAGATCCTCCGTCCCGTTTTTGTACGGGAACCTCCAGCGGTACTTCATGCTGTTTCCTCTTAAGTAACCTATAAACTCGTCTCTTGTTAGCATGGCTTCTATTCCGTCGATGCACTCAATGTCTCCACTGTTGTAGTGAGCTGGTCTAGAAACATTATCCCACTCTTCGGGAGTAACGTCATTAAGTTTCTTTCTAGTATTCTGTTTCATTCTTCACTTCTCCATTCGTCAGGCAGCGTGTCAACAGTAAACCACCTGAAGCCGTTGTCAGAGGCCCACTCACCGTGAGTACGCTTAGTACCGTCCTTCCTTCTCTTAGCTTGAGGCATAGGAGAGGAAGCGTTAGCAAACAAGAATACCAGTTCAGTTGTACTAGGTAAAGCTTTCTGAATCCAGATATACTTGGTGAACTCTGCGTAATCCCAGAACCTACCCTTAGCCTCAATGATAATCTTCTTCCTACCGATACGCTTTGTAAAGTCGGGATGATAGTTATGTTCTATTACATAAGGAACCTTGCCATCATGGTGTACCCAATCTTGTAGGAGCGTATCATGTAAAGTCTTTTCCCACTTAGAATCATAGCCACTAGGCTTGTCTTTCTCTATAGGTCGTTTTGCTCTAGGTTTTCTTTTCAATGTATAACCCCTTCTCTTTTTATAACTTCCAGCTCTAACAGAACTAATAGTTGTTGGATAACTTCTGTAGGAACCTCAGCAATACTACCATTGCTACCTAAGAAAAAACGAGCAAGCTCTACAATCGTTATCTCTGGTTCTGTGTCTATGTCTGGAAGCGTTGTGATCAAGATCGCTGAGTCCTTCTAACTACTTCTTCAATGTCTTGAGTGGTGATTGAATCTAACGGCATTGTTCTTAGTAACCTTTTGATAATAGCCTTAGCACCTCTGTACGAGTAAGGTATTGAGTATGCTGTACCATTTTTAAAAGTATATGGATTGTCTCTAGGTATGTGCTTGGCATTCACCTTAGCAGCTTCTGCGTCTGACAACAAGCTCTTGAGCCACTCTACTGATATTTCTAAAGCTTTCTTGCTAACTCTTTTGGATAGTCTTCTGTTCATCGTAAGGGAATCTCCAGCACATTAGGTTGTGATATTACTCTGGTAAAATATTTAACGCCGTTAGAATATTTAAAAGCTCTAAGACCACTTCCATTGTTAGAGTCCTTCCAGCACTTAGCTTTGTGAGGGCAGTAGACGCAGCCAGAAGCGAGCCGTAGATTACCTTTCTTACCCTCTGCAATAGGAGGATAACAAATAGAAGGCGGTTCATCTACCTCTAAGCTATCTTTGATATTGCTTATCTTTGTTCTAATGTTCGGCTTGGATAACTGTCCCGGCCTGAACAAGCAGATCTCTCCTGTCTCTTTGTTGATAGCGAAGAAGCCGCCATCCTCTGTACCTTCTGCTTCCTCGTACCCAGCAAGCTGTGCCATGTAACCGAAGGGATCATCGTCAACCAATGCACCAGAGGAAAACTTTTTAAAAGAGAAGTTAGAGGCTGTCTTAATATCAACTACCTCTCCGTCGATCTTACAGTCCATGTGGCCTTTGATGCCATCAACCTCTACTTCTTTCTGCATGTCAGTAACAGTATGCCCTGACAGCTTGATGAGGAGGATAGCAACAGACTCAAGAAGATGGCCGTACAAGAACTTAATAAAGGTTGACGGCTGCATACGCTCCTTTGTAAGGTCGGTGTCCTGCATGTCGTACCACACGCGGCGCAGCGGCCTTCCTACATTAGACATACGTACTGTCTTAGACTGTAGGTGAGGGGTTGACCAGCCTTCAAGAGCTTCTCTTGTGTTAACAAGAAACTCTTCCATTAGTTCTTCAGGTATGTCCACTCCCTTGTCGCTGTTGAGGCCGTCAAGTACAGTGTATATGTCATGGATTAGTGTGTCTAAGTTTTTCATTTGCGATGCCTTACGAATCTACACTTGCGTGTGAGGGAGTTATAGTGGAGGTACTGTACGTTAAGTTCTTTTTGAAGCGGAGTCTTTGATGCCAGCCTACCGTCCTTATAAGACTTAACATCTATCAGCGTTACTTTTCCTTGTGGGTCTAAGGCAACAATGTCTATAGGGCCGGTGCAGCCGCAGTTCTTGAATACATGATACCCGTTGTCCCATAACCAAGTGATAGCGTAATGCTCTGCTAGATCTCCGATCCTGCTTGAATCGTGCTGAGGTTTATCGTTTGTTATTTTAGTTGGTTTCATTATGTAATTCCTCTATACCTTTTAACTCTGATATTGGAAGGTTATAACAGTCGGTACTAACTGTCCATCCATTAGAAGGATCTACCATTCCTTTTTTTAGGAAGGTTGCTTTTTTAAAATAATCTTCCTTTGAAAGATACCCTAGTATCCAACCTGATTCCATGTTTTTTAAAATTCTTGTGAAGACATAGAAGTCACATTTTTGTTTTGTGTTTAATGCGGCTATTGAACATTCATAAAAATTTTTAGGGGGCGTGTTTACTCTTTTAGTTTTGACATCAATTGTTAAACCGTTTAATTTTATATCATAGTCGTAAGTATTGTTTTCTTCAGCTTTTAATTCTTGTGCAGTAATAATCTCCCCTAAAAAGCCGTGGATATTTCCTGCTCCTTTTGTTATAGAGTTTCTTAGTTGACCCATCTGATTAGATTTACTTTTAGCTTTATCTATAAAAGACTTAGAAATTTTAATATGTTTCATTAGAGATGTTCTCCTTATACATTTTATGACGCATAATTTTTGACCTACCTTCTTTGTCTCCATTACAAAAGATGCTTCCATTTTCTTTCAATCTAGCAAAGCTGCCTCTTATAACATCCTTTCGCCACTCTGTAAGATGCTCATACTTATCATTTATTTTTTTCTGTATTGTCCCTTCAGCTCCTGCTTCTTTTATATCCTTTAGGATCATATCGTATATATCTTTTTTCATCTTTTCAAAGTCAGGTTTATTATTATCTTCAGTTAAAATAAATCTTTCTAGAAAATCTTTTATCCCTTTGGCTACATAATGTTTAGGAGGTCGGCCTCTAGTCTGTCGCGCCCATCTTCCTGTTGTATAATAATAAGAATAAGCGCCTTTTTTACAGTATATCCAGAGCATACTGGCCCCTTCCATATACTCAAAATCTATATCTTGTTCTTCAAGATAAGCCATAACATCTTCAACGCTCTCGTTTGTAGTGTGTCTGAATTTTGCTTCTCCCTTTGAGTTGGTTCTGCTGTAACTCCAGTCGTACTCGGTAGTGTG